CACCAGCCCGCCCTTTGCCAGCCCGTACTCGACTTGTGCCCTGAGCTTCGGCATCAGGCGCATAAATTGAGACTCTAAAAACTTCGCCCTTGCTGATCCGGTGAACTCGACCTTCATCTCGATGGTCGCGGCACGGGCCAATTCGCCGGCGATGGCTGCGGGCAGGTTGAGGGATTTGATGTCCGCGTTCAACCAGGGCGCCTTGTTCTCGTAGAGCGCGCTCCACAACTGCAGCGCGGCTGCCATCTCGCTCGAAACGGCAATAGGCACCTTCAGTGCTTGGGTGACGGTAGATTGACCGATCATTTTTGCATACAACTCCCTGATAAACTGGAGGATTTTGGCAAACATTACTGCCCTCGTCTTCGCCAGATCAGATTTGTGGCATATCGCGTCGCGTCGATAAAGTGGTTGTTTCGGTCAGGGTAACTGGAGATAAAGTCGCCGTCCTTGTCCTGCTCAAGCTCGTAGTTGAGGAATTCCTCAGCCGCATACGGGCAGCGCTCCGGGTCGATAACGATCTCGCGCAGGGACTGCAGCCACTTCATGGAGTAGTTGAGGCTGTCCGGACCCTTCTCCGCGCCCCGGGCCGAGGCACCGTACTCGCGGAAGTCGGCCACTGATTTGGGTTCCGCCGAATCGCAAATCAGCAGCTCGTCGTTCGTGTACCCCTTCGCCTTGATCGCCTCGTACAACTCGCGGTTAGACGTTTTCAGCGCCCGGTGCTCGCAGTACAGATAAAGCGTCAACCTGGCAGCGTCGTAGTGGCAGCGGATATAAGCGGCCGGGTCGGGGTAATACCCAAAGTCCAGGCCGTGAAGCGGCCGCTCAAACTGCGCTATCTCCTCGTCGGTGATGCGCCGCAGCCGCACATTCTCGAACACCTGCCCGCCGGTGCCGTTGGGAATGCCCAGGTATTCGTGCTCGTAGGCGGCGGGGTTGACCGAGCGCAGGTGCTCGGCCTCGTCCAGGAACGCGCGCCCCAGCCACTCGACGGGGACGGACCGGTAATCGCTGCGGTGCTGGTACTGGTTCGCCTTTGGTATCTGCGCGTATTTGTTGGCCCAATTCGCCGCCGTGCGGGGCGGGTTGAAGGACTTGAAGATATAGGCCAGATCGCCGCCGCGAATGGCCGATTGCTCGATGGAACGCACCGCCTCCGGCCCGCGAAACTGGTCGAGTTCCTCCAACCACAAAATGCCGATATAGCCAAACGGCGGCTTGATGGATTTTATTTTTAGGGGATCGTCCGCCCCGCGGAAGAATATCTTTTGCCCCGTGGGGATGTAGGTAATCTCGAGCGGGGACGTGGTTCTCTTGAAGTACTCGGACAACCCCAGTATATCGATGGCCCAGCTGAGCTGGCTGAATACGCTGTCGCGCAGAGTGTTCCCCACCTGCCGGGCGGCGAGGGCGTGGATGGTTGGATTAGCTAACAGCAGGTAAATTATGACAAGGCTGATAAACGACGACTTCGTGCTGCCACGTCCGCCATAGATCAGGTACTCGGTATGGTGGTGGTTGACAATATCGCGGTAGACGTCCAAGAACGCGGGACTGATCACGTCCGCGGGCAGCCCGGCCAATACGGGCGCGGCGGTGGTAGGCCCCGCGACGGTCTGCTCGGTGCGCTGCGGAGCGTCCAGCCCCAGCAACCTGGCGCGGCGTTCCATGATCTTGATACAGCGGTCCATCGCCTGCCGGTCGCCGCGTTTCGCCAATGGGTAGTAAGTGAACCAGAGGGCGTCCAGCCGTTCCAGTTCCAGCGTCCGCAGTTCGTCCGCCGGCTCCCGGAGCGTCTTTTTCAACGCGGAGCGCACGGCAGCAAACGCGCCCGATGCGCTTTTGTATCCCAGGTTTTTGGCGATATCGGAGTACCTGACGCCGGCCTTACGCAGCTCGAGCGCCTGCAACTGCTTATCCAGCGCGTCTAGTTCCCGTTGTTGGTTCGCCATAATCTACACCATCAATTCACCAGCACCGGCATCTGCCCGGTCATAGTCGCCCAACGCTCCAGCGCCACCGCCACGTACGCGGGCGAGATTTCCACCGCCCGGCATTTGCGCCCCAGACGCTCGCAGGCAATCAGGGTTGTGCCTGAGCCGAGGAAGGGGTCGTAGATAACCCAGCCCGCCTTGCTACTGTTCTCTATCGCCTTCTCGGGCAACTCAACGGGCTTCATGGTCGGGTGAAATTCGCTGACCGTTGGGCGGTCAACTTCCCATACTGTGTTCTGCTTACGGTTTTCGGTGAAGTAATGCGCTGCGCCATCCTTCCAACCGTACAGGATCGATTCGTGTCGCCAGTGATAATCCTGCCGTCCAAATACGGCGCTGTTCTTTACCCAAACGATGCACTGGCGCAGAGGAATCCCAGAAACGCGATTGAGCGCATTGCGAAATTGTGTTTCTGTGCGCCCCGGCGGGGCACACACGTAAAACGCCGCGCCATCCCGCATTACCCGCGCCATTGATGAAAACCAAATAAATAATTGCTCGTCAAACGCAGAGTCGGGCATGCTGTCGTTGTCGATCTTCCTGCCACTCTGGTACTTGGGCGATCTTGGGTCATGCGTACCGCAAACGATACCCACGTTGTAAGGCGGGTCGGTGAACACCATATCAGCCTTATCCCCCTCCATCAGCCTGTCTACCACGCCCGCGTCGGCGCAGTCCCCGCAGATCAAGCGATGATCGCCCAGCTGCCACAACTGCCCGCTCTCCACGCCCCACTTCTGGCGCAGTTCCTCGGCTTTGTCCACCTGCGCGCCAGGGTCAGCGGGCGGCTCGACCTTCCCGTAGTCCAACCCCTCGCGCTCGGCCATCTCGGATAGCATGGCCTGAACGCGCTCGTCGTCCGACTGGACAGCGCGCATGAGTTCGTCCAACTTCTGCTTGTCACTGGCGGCCATAGCCGCGATGGGGTCCAGCGACAATAGCGCCTGCGCCTCCTCCGCCTCGCTTAGGTCCACGTACTCAACGGGCAGGGTGGCCACGCCGGAGCGCGCCGCCAGGGTGACGCGCAGGTGCCCGTCCACCACGCGGCCTGTGCGCCGGTTGACGGTGACGGATCGGATGAATCCGATGTCGTCAATCGACCCGGCAAGCGCGTGTTGCTGGTTGTCCGGGTGCAGGCGGTAGTTCAGCGGGTTGGCCAGCAGCTGGTCGACCGCCTCCTCGCCGTGCCCGACGATGCGATTGACCAGAGGTTTCGTCAGTCGCGCGATCCTCTTGCTCAATTTAGCCTCCAGCGAACCTGCATAATCACCCCGGGGAAGACCGGCCCATACTGGCGGGTCCACAGCGGCGCGGTGCGGAGCATCAGCCGCGCGTAAGTCCACAGGCACACGCTGCAGTCCGGACGCCAGCTCATCGCCGCTCCTCCTGCTCGTCCGGGTCGCCGGGCGGGTCGGACAGCTCGCTCTCCAGCCCGTGCCGGCGGATCAGGTCCACCAGCCCGGTGGCGTACTCCTGCCACTGCCGGAGCTGCCGCTCCAGACGGCTAATCTTGCGGTTGGCCGCGATGACCTTGCGCTCCAGTTCGTCCACTCTGGCTTCGTATCGTGTGACCATGCGTGCCGCAGTCTCCTCGATGATCGATGCCGCCTCCGCCTTAATTTTCGCCGCCTCCCCAGCAAGCTTGTCCCGCTCGCCGCGCACCCTGAGCACCGCGGCGAGGCCCGCGCCTCCGCCGACCAGTCCGAAAACCGCTAGTGCGGTTGACAGCCAGTCCATCCGCCTACCCCGTCACCGCGCCGGGCGCTCCCGGTCCTTGTTCAGCTCTTCCCAGACCGCCGCTTCGATGGCCGCGTCGATCAGCTCCAGGTCGATGCGCAACCCCTTCGCGGCCAGCCAGCGCTCGGCGATGTGCAAGGCGTAGGACTTCTTGTCCTCGATATAGCCGGCCAGCCCCGCCTGCTCTGCGGCGCGGACGGCGATACTGGCGATCTCCTCGATCCAGTAAGCCTTGCCCGGTTCAGCCGCGCGGTAGTCCGCCCACGCTTTGCGGGCCACGGCCAGCAGCCAGGCGGCGGCCAGCGATGCCAGCAGCGGCGCGAGCGCCAGAAGCAGCGCCTCAACAAATTTAGATAAGATGTCCATGTCCATATGTGCACCTCACGTGGTCGGGCGAGCCGCCGTCCAGCGGGCCTTGTCCCGGCCAGGGGTTGAGCGTCTGCGGCGCGGCCGCTGCTCCAGTGCTGGACGGCCCGAATCAAAAACCCGGCGCAGTATCGAAACTGCACCGGGTTACTTGAACCTGCTCGTCGACCAGTTGTCATGTTTGTCGCCCGTCCCGCCGGGCTTGCGCCACTCGTCGCGGTTGGGGCCGTATTCGGTTGTTGTATCTATTATACAACGATGCGGGTGTATTGCAATAGGGCAGCCCCAGATATGGGGCATTTTAATTTTGCTGATCGTACTGGTATGACGGGCCGCCGGCGATGCGCCAGATGCGGCCCTTCCGAACCTCGATGGTCAGGATACCTCGTCCGCCGCTATCGCGCATATACCGCAGCAACCGCTCGATGTCCGCCCACTGCCTGGGGGAGATCCACTCCAGCAGCCGGGCCTGCTCCGGATGAAGATCTGCCGCCATGTCGCCTATGCTCCTGCGATGCGATACTGTGGCCGATAGGTTGGGATGCCTATAGATATGGTACATGGCCCGAGAAAAAAATCAAGTCCGGAATAGAACACATTAGAACGCAATCTTAAAAAGGGCGCGAACCTGCCGCCCCGGTCCATCCCCGCAGGGGGGGCGGCCCGTCCGCCGCCCTTCCCGGGCGACCGCTGCCGCCGCGCCCTTCCTGGCCGGCCCGGAATCGGCCACCCGCGCCGCGGCCGAATCCTCCGGCGGGCCGGCCTTCCGCCGCCTGGGGCGGCGCCAGCGTTTCTTCCGCTGGATGGCGGCTGACCTGTACCGGCTGGCCCTGCGCCGCCGCGCAGCGCTGGACCCGGTCCCCACCCGATCCGCCCTGGCCCGGGCGGGGGTGTACGGGGCCGGCCTATAGCCGCGCGACAACCGCGACCTGGCCGCCGCGGGCGCGCTGGACCTGGCCTGGCCCGGCTGCGCGCCCTGCCCGGGCTGTGCGCCTGGCCCCGGCTGCCGGGCTGGTGCGCGTCCAGTGCGCAGGGCGCCCCTTCGACCCGGATGGGCTGGACGCCGCCATCGCCGCGCAGCGCCGCCGGTGGGCGCGCTGGCTGCCGCCGGTTCGGTGCAGGGGCCGCCGCCTTCTGGCGGGGCAGCGGGGGGTGTACGCCCCGCCGGTCAGATCCGGGTCGCGGCGCTGACCCGCTGGGGCGCGGGACGCCGGGCTGGGAGGGGCGCGCCGCCGGCTGCACCAGCACCCGCGCGGGCTGGCCCCGGCTGTCCGCGCGCACCTCCGCCCTGGCCGGTTCGGTGATCGCTGGGGCGGGGCCGCGGACGCGGGCGGGCTGCCCGTCTTCCGTGCCGGCACAGCGGCCCCCGCCTCGCTGGTTGTCGGGCGGCTGCTTGCGCGGCTGGTGGGCGCGCCCTTCGGCGCGCGTAAGCGCTTCGGCCTCACCCCAGGGGCGCTGGTTGCGCGGCACAGCCGGGCGGTTCGCCGGCGCTGGGGTTTTCGCCGGCTGGTGGGGGGTGCCGCCGCCGGCGATGCGCCAGGTGCGCCGGTCCCGTCCCCGCGGGCGCTTACACGCCCGTCCCCATCCCCGCGGGCGCGGGGATAGCGCGGGCGGCACGACCGCCGTTGCGCCCCGGCCCGCCCCATACCGCGGGCGCGGGGAACGCTTACGCCCGCGCCGCCCGCACCGGCGGGGTCAGGCCCATCCCGCGGGCGTGGGCCGCGGTCGCCGGGAAAGCGGGACCCCTTGACCGGGCCAGGCCTGGTCGCGCCGCCCATCCCGCGCCCGAGGGGAAACATTTTGCCAGGCCCATCCCGCGCCCGCGGGGAAACATTTTGCCCGGCGCGGCGCGGGCGAAACACTTAGCGCGGGCCATCCCGCGCCACGGGCGAAACATTTGGCAGCCGCCCGGTATACCGGCCCCAGCCGCCGGCCAGGTCCCGCTGGCCCACCTCCGCCGCCCGTCAGCGCGGTGGCCTGGCGCCGGCTGGGGTCGCCAGGACCAGGCCCCAACCGGCCTACAGCCAGGCGCGCCGGCGTGGGAGTTTATGGCCTTAATTCACAGCGCGCCAGCCGTCCGCCCGCTCGCTGGCTAGCCTATACCTAGCTGGCCAGCTAGCCTACCTAACCAGCCTATACCTAGCTGGCAGCCTGTACCTGGCTAGCCAGGCAGCCTGTACCTGGC